GTGGACATAATTTGTTAAGAGCTGTTGTAAATCCGTTTACACCTCCAACACTACCTTATCATGCATTCCCTTACGAAAAGAATCCATATAGTTTCTTTGGTATTGGAGTTCCTGAAAACATGTTGGACTCTCAACAAATAATGAATGGACATGCTAGGATGGCTATTGATAACTTAGCGTTATCAGGTTCATTAGTATTTGATGTAGATGAATCTGCCTTAGTAGGTGGACAGTCTATGGATATATATCCCGGAAAGATATTTAGAAGACAAGCAGGGATGCCCGGACAGTCTATACATGGAATTAAGTTTCCAAATACAGCACAAGAAAATATGATGATGTTTGACAAGTTTAGACAACTTGCAGACGAACAAACTGGAATACCTAGTTACTCTCATGGGCAGACAGGAGTACAGAGCATGACTAGGACTGCATCAGGTATGTCAATGCTACTCGGTGCATCAAGTTTAAATATTAAAACAGTTATAAAAAACATTGACGACTTTTTGCTTAAACCTTTAGGAGAAGCTTTCTTCCATTGGAATATGCAATTTATAGAAGAAGATTTAGATATTGTTGGTGATCTAGAAATACAAGCAATGGGTACAGCAAGTCTCATGCAAAAAGAAGTTAGATCACAAAGACTTACTATGTTCTTGCAAACTGCCCAAAATCCTGCAGTTGCTCCATTTGTTAAGATGTCTAAGTTAATTAGTGAACTAGCTTTCAGTCTCGACCTAGACCCAGAAGAAATTCTAAACAGTCCGGAAGAAGCTGCAATAGCTGCCCAAATAATAGGAATGCAAAATGCTCAGCAAACAACAGGCGAAGAAACTGCTCCCACTGGTCAACAACCCTCAGGCATGGGAAGCCCTAGTGGACCACCTCAATCACCAGAAGAACTTGACCGTACAGGGTCTGGTGGTGGCAACATCGGAACAGGAATTGTTCCTCAACCGGGGGAAATGGGCTTTAGTGGAAACATTGAGTAAGCTTAAAGAAGAAGTAAAAGTAACATTAGATAGAGAGGAAGATTAATGGCAAACTTAAAAGGTAAACAAAAGAAACTTGATGCTAACAAAGATGGTAAGATTAGTGGTGAAGACTTTAAACTTCTTCAAGATTTAGAAAAACGTAATCCTAAATTCTTAGGTGGTCTAATTAAAAAAGTAAAAGCAGGTTTACTAAATAAATCTAGTGGAACAGGATCAGAAGATGCAATAGCATTTTTAAATCCTTTACCTAGTTATCCTAATCAACTTGAAGTAAACCAAAGACCTATGATGGCAGAAGGTGGAGCAATGGATGATCAGATGAATGCACTTGCAATATCTGTAGCACCTGCTAAAGTTGAAGAAAAAGAAATGCCGATGGAAGAAGAACCAATGCTTCCTGATGAGGAAATGGAAGAAGATTACGTAGACTATGTTGTAGAAGAAACATTAGCTACAGAAGATAAAATGTATTTAAATGCAGCTCTCGAGAAAGACGCAAAACTAAGTGAGATATTCGATCAAGTAGTCGAGAGTGCAACAGAATTTACTGGTTCAGGAACTGTAGAAGGTCCCGGAACTGGTAGGTCCGATTCGATACCTGCAAGGCTATCGGATGGGGAATTTGTCTTTACTGCAAAAGCAACTGAAGAAATCGGAGAAGACACTTTAATGTCTATGATGAAAGAAGCAGAAGCTGCTGCAGATAGAAGACAAGAAATGGCTAATGGTGGACCGGTAGAAGAGGAAGACCCTATTTATAAACCTCAACCTGAACCTCAACAGCAAGATATCAGAGTAACGAAAGAAACTGTTGGTACTCAAGCAGGTCTGAGAGAGGAAGAGGATTTAGTAGGTGATGAACTTAAAAAGTCAATGCTTTCTACTCGACCCTACGTCAGAAGCTAACTAACGATAAGCTACTCACATAAGTGACCCTTATCAATTTAATAACCTTTAGCTACCTTGTAAGACAAGCCCCTAGTAAAAAGACGTTTTTATGATAGGCTACCTTGTAAATAGCACAAGCCCTAAGGAGAAACCAAAATGACAGAAGTTGAACAAATACAGGAGGAATCCGTAGAAGCAACACCAAATCCGTACAATCAAAAGAAATCATGGCACACAGATGATGTAATGCCTAAACATGGAGAGAGTGCGGAAGGATTGTTTTTTGAACGTCCACAAGTAAGTTCGGAAGAAGAAGCAGAACCTGTGAATGCAGAGCCTGCTCCAACTAAACAACAAACTCACAAACGTCCAGATTACAAAAAAAGATATGATGACTTGAAAAAGCATTATGATAATAGTTTAAATAATTTTAGAACTCGAGAGCAAGAGTTATTACAAAAGGTTACGGAAACGCAACCTGAGTATGTAGCTCCTAAAACTCCTGAAGAACTAGAACAATTCAAAGCTCAATATCCTGATGTTTATGAAGTGGTTGAATCAGTAGCCCATTTGCAAAGCGAAGAGAAACTTGCAACACTGCAAGAACGATTAGATGCAATGCAAAGTCGTGAATCAGAAATACTAAAAAGAGAAGCAGAGAAAGATTTGTTGAATAAACATCCTGACTTTGATGAACTTAGAAGTAGTGATGAATTTCATGATTGGGCAGAGAACCAACCCGAAGAGATCAAAGATTGGATTTATAATAATCCAAACAATGCAACTCTTGCTAGTAAAGCCATTGACCTTTTTAAAGCTGAAAATGGAATCGTGCCTGAAAAATCAACTCCTACCAAATTAAGGAACGATGCAGCAGATTTAGTATCTACTAAGACAACTCAACCTGCAGATGTAAACGAACCTAAAATTTGGACACAACAGGAAATTGCTGCCTTATCTATGGATGAATACGATAGACTCGAAAGTGAAATCGACAAAGCCCTAGAGGAAGGTAGAATTATTGGATAACCAAGTTAATAATATAATATTCAAGGAGAATAATTATGGCATATAATCAATCTGACGCTCTATTTGAGCAATCGACTGATACTAATGGTAACTTTGGTAATTCCGTAAGTGGTCAAAATAACTCCTTTTTCATGCCCAAAGTTTATTCTAAGAAGGTACTTAACTTCTTTAGAAAAGCTTCGGTAGCTGAAGCAATCACTAACACTGATTACTCAGGAGAAATTTCTGCTTTCGGAGATACTGTAAGAATCATTAAAGAACCGGAAATCACCGTCTATCAATATGAAAGAGGTGCTGACGTAACTAAAACAGCATTGACTGACCAAGAACTAACAATGGTCGTTGATGTAGCAAACGCTTTTAAATTCATCGTTGATGATATTGAAACTTCAATGTCTCACGTGAACTTCAAAGAAGTTGCTAGTTCATCTGCTGCATACGCATTGAGAGATGCTTTTGACGCAGGAGTTATTGCTGAAATGTTTGCAGGTGTATCTTCAAGTTCACCTGACCACATTATAGGTTCAGACAGTGCTACTGCTGATGCAACGCTATCTCACGCTACTAATTCTGTAGACCTTTTAGGTTCTGACGGAACTGGTGTAGACGCTCTAGACCTTATGGCTAGAATGGCGAGATTACTAGATGATCAAAGCATTCCTGAAGAAGGAAGATGGTTCTTAGCACCACCTTCATTCTATGAAGAGCTTTCACAATCTGGTTCTAAACTACTATCCGTTGACTTCAACGCAGGTCAAGGATCATTGAGAAATGGTTTAGTATCAAGCGGTAAATTACGTGGATTTGATATGTACAAGTCTAACAATGTCGCAGCAACATCAAATGCTAGCGGTAAAGTTTTAGCCGGACACATATCGTCTACAGCTACTGCTCAAGCTATAACATCAACTGAGGTCATTCGTGATCCAGATTCATTTGGTGATATAGTTAGAGGTCTTCACGTTTATGGTGCGGAAGTACTAAGACCTGAAGCTCTAGTATCTGCTTTCTACGTAGTAGACTAAGCAATCCGTAAGTGGGGAAGGAATCAGGTGTTCGCTTCCCCCTTACACCCTTTAACTTTGGAGATATATTATGCATTACGGAAAAAAGAATAAAAAACCAAGAACAAAAGCATATGGTGGTGGCAGTAAAAGAACCATGTATAAAGATGGTGGAATGAAAAAAGCCAAACCTTGTTAATATGAGAGTAAAAGCCCCTAAAGGATACCATTGGATGAAAGATGGTAAAGAATATAAATTAATGAAGCATACTGGTAAGTTTGTAAAACATAAAGGTGCAAGCCTGACAGCAAACTTTGCAGTGCAAAAGAAACATAAAAAATAATGGCAACAACATTCCTAACACTAACAAATGATGTTCTTAGAGAACTTAATGAGATTGAACTAACTTCGTCAACCTTTGCTAGTGCAAAAGGAATACAAAGTTTTGTTAAAAATTCTATCAATAAAGCTTTAAATGATATTGCAAACGAAGAACCTCAACTACCTTTTTTTGCAGTTGCAGCTAGTGGAGAAACAGACCCTTTTTATGGCAACGTAACTGTCGCAACAACAGCAGGTACAAGATGGTATACTTTAAAATCAGGAAGTTCTAGTATTACTACTGACTACTCATCTGTTGATTGGGATGATTTTTATTTAACAACTATAAACGTAAGTGGAGAAACAGCTCCTTACGTTTCACAAGGATTAAAATTTATTACATTAGACGATTGGACTAGATACTTAAGAGATGCAGAAAATAGTGATGATGCAGATACTCAACAGTATGGTGAACCAAAATACGTTATTCGTAGTCCAGACCATCGAAAGTTTGGATTAAGTCCAATACCTGATAAAGTTTATAACGTGCATTTTTATGCATATAATGCACCAACAGCCTTATCAGCTTTTGGAGATACAATGGTTTTACCTGACCAGTACGCTAATGTTGTAACTGCTAGAGCTAGATATTATGTATGGCAGTTTAAAGAAAGTCCACAGCAAGCAGCTTTTGCTATGGATGATTATAAAAAAGGTATGCGACAAATGAAATCAAACCTTATTAATCCATCACCAAAATATATGAGTGACGACAGGAGATACTTCTAACAATGGCAGCATCACAGCCTTATACAGTTGCATGTGATGGAGGATTAGTTAAGTCTGCTAACTCAATAGACTTATTAAGAACTCCCGGTGTAGCAAGAGAACTCAGAAACTTCGAAGTATCTACAGAGGGTGGATACAGACGTATCAATGGGTTTGCTAAGTATGGAGGAGGTAGTGCAGTACAACCTACAGGAGGTACAGCAACTATACTTGGCGTGTTTCCATACGCTGATGGAGTTATTGTAACAGCAGGTACAAATATTTATTTTAGTAATACAGGTACAAGTTGGTTACAAATAAATAGAAGCTCTGTATCAAATAGTGGAGATAATTATACAGCGTTTACAGGACGTAGCACACTCGCTAGAACTGGACAAGGACAATGTCAGTTTGCTTTATTTGAAGGAGCTACATTTGATTATGGTCAAGTGATTATTGCAGATGGTGCAAATAAACTGTATAGCTTCCGGATGGAAGGTACTGGAGCTCTTACAACAAGAACATTTTTTGCAGAAGAAATAACAGTTACAGGTACAAAGCATGTTAAGTATATTACTATTCATGACCATCACTTAATAGCTGCAGGAGTTGAAGATAATTTAAGTACAGTTTTTTACAGTGTTTATAACGATGCAACAGACTTCACAGGCTCTGGAGCAGGTTCAGTAACTATATCTGACCAAGTAGAAGGCATCAAAGGTTTCCGTGAAGATTTAATAGTCTTTGCAGAAAACAGTATACATAAACTTGTTAATATAAATGATAGTGCAAATATTCGTATTGACCCTATCACCGAAAACGTAGGTTGTCTAAGCGGATATAGTATTCAAGAGATTGGTGGTGACTTAATATTTTTAGCACCAGATGGATTAAGGACAGTAGCCGGTACAGCAAGAATTGGTGACGTTGAGCTAGGTACAGTTAGTAAAGAGATACAACCTCTCATTACGGACTTGACAGAAAGCATAAATAGCTATACAATATCTAGTATTGTATTAAGAGAAAAATCTCAGTATCGATTATTCTATACCGATACAACAATACAAAACTCTTCACAAAGAGGTATTATAGGAACATTAAGACCAAATGGTTTTCAATGGTCAGAAACAAGAGGAATAGAAGTAACTGAAATAGGTTCAGGCTTTGACCAAAATGGTGTTGAACAATACTATCATGGTGATACTGATGGTTATGTTCATGTTCACGATTCAGGTAATGACTTTGATGGTTCTACAATTTTAGCACGTTATGCAACTCCAGATTATGATTATGGAGATTTAGGAACATTAAAAACTTTACATTACTTAAAAGTTTCTGCAAGTGCAGAAGGTGTCGTAGAACCTAGTGTTCAAGTTAGATTTGATTATGGTAGTACAGATATACCTCAACCACCAGACCTATTTGATTTAGGAATAATAAATCCACCATCATTATTTGGTGATGCGATATTTAATACAAACGTATTTGGTGGAGCAGAAAGTCCATTAGTTAGAGTTGCATTACAAGGCAGTGGACACAGTAATAATTTTACAATAATTAGTGAAGATACGAAAGCACCATATACCATTAATGGTCTTTACATAAACTTTGTACCTTCAGGTAGGAGATAATAAATGGCACAAACTTACACACGACAAAGTTCGTTCGCAGATGGGGATACTATAACTGCTGCGTTATTTAATGATGAGTATAATCAGTTAGTTAATGCGTTCGCTTATAGTTCAAGTAGTGCAAGTTCTACTGGACACAGACACGATGGTACAGCAGGACAAGGTGGTAATATACCACAAATAGGTGACTTAGATTTTTTAAACAAGATTGTCGTAGACGACACAAACAATAGATGGGGATTTTATGTAGAAGTTTCTTCTGCAGCAGTAGAACAAATAAGACTGCAGGATGGAGCTTTATTACCCGTTACAGATAGTGATGTAGACTTAGGAACATCTTCACTATACTTTAAAGATGCATACATAGATTCCATAACCACTACAGGCAATGTAGCTGTTGGTGGTAATCTTACAGTAACAGGAACAACAACTTTTAATGGTGGCACACTTACGCTTGGTGATGCTGCTGATGATAACGTAGTATTCGGTGCTGACGTTAATTCAAACATTATACCTAACACCGATAATACTTATGACCTTGGTAGCTCATCACAAGAATGGAAAGATTTATACATCGATGGAACAGCCAACATCGATACATTATCTGCTGACACTGCTGCAATTGGAGACTTAACTTCAGGACGTGTAGTACTAGCAGGTACAAGTGGAGAACTAGAAGACAGTGCTAATTTAACTTTTGATGGTAGCACACTAGCTCTTACAGGTGCTGCAACAGTTAGCACAAACTTAACAGTAAGTGGTAATACTACACTTGGTAATGCTGCTACAGACACAGTAACAGTTACAGCCGATGTAGCTTCTAATCTAATACCAAGTGCAGACAGCACATATAGTTTAGGTGATGCATCAAACTACTGGTCGCATGGATACATAGATGCGATTACAACTACAGGTAATGTTAGTGTTGGAGGAAACTTAACAGTTACTGGTACTACTACATTTAATGGTGGTACATTAACATTAGGTGATGCAGCAGACGACAATGTAGTCTTTGGTGCAGATGTCAACTCAAACATTATTCCTAATACAGACAATACATACGACTTAGGAAGTTCTTCACAGGAATGGAAAGACTTATACGTTGATGGTGTAGCTTACCTAGATGAAATTAACTTCAATGGTACAGCAATCACTTCAACTGCTGCTGAACTAAACATCCTTGATGGTGTTACATCTACAGCAGCCGAATTAAATTTATTAGATGGTGTAACAGCTACAACAGCAGAACTCAATATACTTGACGGAGTTACATCGACAGCAGCAGAACTAAACATTTTGGATGGTGTTACGTCAACTGCTGCAGAGTTAAACATACTTGATGGTGTTACAAGCACAGCAGCAGAACTTAATATCCTTGATGGAGTTACATCAACTGCTGCGGAACTTAATATCTTAGATGGTGTAACTTCAACAGCTACAGAACTTAACATTCTTGATGGTGATACATCAGCTACTTCAACAACTTTAGCAGATGCTGATAGGGTAGTTGTTAATGATGCGGGCACAATGGTCCAAGTTGCATTGACTGATTTTGAAACTTATTTCGAAAGTGCTTTAGATACTTTAAGCAATGTTACAACAGTTGGAGCATTAAATGCAGGAAGCATTACTTCAGGCTTTGGTGCTATTGACAATGGTTCATCTGCTATTACTACAACAGGCACAGTAACCTATGGTTCATTAAGTGATGGTACAATAACTATTACAGCATTTGTTGATGAAGATGATATGTCTTCAAATAGTGCTACATTAGTACCCACACAACAATCTGTTAAAGCTTACGTAGATGCACAAATCTTAACAGAAGATACACTAGCTGAGTTAAACGATACAAATATTACATCACCTTCTGGTGGTGCTTTATTATTTTATGAAGCGACAAGTGGA